AACTACAAATGTTGTAGTAGACACTAAAAACGGTGATGGAAATACACGAGCATTTAATATAACCAACACTATTGCCAACGAAAACAATGTTCAAGTTTATATTGATGGTGTTTATCAAACTAAAGATAAATATTCTACAAGTGGGGCAACAGTAACATTTGGGAGTGGCAATGCGCCGTCTGTTGGAACTAACAATATAGAAATAGTTCATTTTGTACAAGTAAACGGAACCCCAAGTATAGAAGTTGATACATTTAATGGTACAGGGTCTGCAACTGACTTTGTGCTAACAACAGCTCCTGCAACTAAAAACAATTTACAAATATACATTGATGGAGTTTATCAGGCTAAAACAAACTACTCTGTTTCAGGCACTACATTAACCTTTTCTACAGCTCCAGCGGCTGGCACAAATAATATAGAAGTAACACACTTAAAAATATCATAAAAAATGGCTCTAACAAAAGTAACACATGCTGTATTAGAAAATAGATATACAGCAAAAGCAACGAGCACCGCAACCGGTAATCAAAATCTAGACGCATCGGCAGCAACAACTTTTATGCTTACGGGTAACGTTGCAACTGCAACGCTTACTATTCAAAATATGAAATTGGGTCAGGTAATTGATATTGTTCTTTCCGGCACTTTAAGCAGTGCAGTAATTACTCTTGCTACTAATTTTTCGAGTGCTACTATTAGTAAAGTAGGAAGCACATCATTAGACCAATCCGCAACAAATTTCATTCAAGTGGTTTGTGTTGATGATACTGATAATGCAGCAATATTACTATATTCAATTAACACGTACGCGACAGATACAACTCCTTAATTATGAAAGCAAGAGAACACAACGGAAATATTACAACCTACAATAGCTTACCCGAAACTTGGAATGGCTCAGATGGTCACATAATGAATTTTAGAAATGCATCAACGGAGGTTGTTGAGGCGGAGGGTTTTTTTGATGTTCAAAATCCCGATGGTTATGATGGCAGGATTCACGATTTAACTGACTTAACTTTTGATTCTGAAGATAATGTTTTTGTTTACTCCAAGGAGGATAAAACTTGGTCTGAAACTTTAGCGGAATTAAAAGCGAGTAAAATTACATCTTTGAAATCAATATACAATTCAGAACTTTCAAAAACTGATTGGATCATTGTAAGGGATTCAGAACTTGGCAACACAACCGAACAATCTGTAAAGGATTCAAGGGCGGCATTAAGAACTGAATGTGCAACTAAAGAAGCTGAAATAAATGCCCTAACCTCAAAAGCAAACGTAATTACTTACCAACTACCTAATTTAAATGTATGAGTTTAGGCAGAAGATTAATTTCAACAGGAGCACCTGAAGTATCGCTTTTTAAAACTATACTATACGCAGGGGATAATAGCACATCAAATGTTCAAACAGGGGTAGGATTTCAACCTGATTTAGTGTGGGTTAAACAAAGAACTGATGGTTCTGACCACGTTTTGTTTGATGTTGTTAGAGGCGCAGGTGCAGGTAAGAGTTTAAGTGCAAATGCTACATATTCCGAAGGCCTATATGATGCAGGATATGGTTTTGTAAAATCTTTTGATGCAAATGGATTTACAGTATCAGCAGGAACTTCAAGTCCTAATTCTGCAGCGTACACAAACAAATCAGGTGATAATTATGTGGCTTGGAATTTTAAGGCAGGTGGTTCTGTTTCAGCAGGAAACAATACAGTTGGCGATATAACAAGTACAGTTAGTGCCAACCAAGATGGTGGTTTTTCAATAGTACGTTACACTGGGACATCAGGTTATACAGACACAGTAGGACACGGTCTTTTATCACCACCTGAAATTATTATACAAAAAAACATTAATCAACCCGGAGGTGCGGTAGGTTGGTATGTACATACAAATTTGATTGATGGAAGTAATGATTATTTAGTTTTAAATTCAACTGCGGCAAAAGGTGACAATTCACATAATTTTGCATTTAACTCCACAACTTTTACAGATTGGGGTTGGTCCGGTTACGATATGATAAACTACTGTTTCCATTCTGTGAGTGGAGTGAGTAAGATGGGCAAATATACCGGGGCAACATCGGGAGTGACTGAAAATGTAGGTTTTGCGCCATCTATGGTAATGATAAAAAACGCTACGCAAAGTGACTATTGGGGAATATTTGATAATAAAAGACCGAGCGGAACAGGTAACAGGAGTTATTTGTATCCAAATTCAGCCGATGATGAAGATGTTTATAGTGGGAGTTTGTCTGGGGTAACTTTAACCACAACAGGATTTGCCATAAACAATACAAATAGTCATATGGTTAATCAAAATGGAGAAACCTATTTATATATGGCATTTAAATAAAATTAAATATGGCTAAAAAACGTTTTAAAGATACCGGCGTTGGGAAATTCTTATTAGAAAAAATTCCTAACGTCGTTGGCGCGATTGCGGGTGATACACCAGTTGGTTCAGTAATACAAGCTATTATTGGAGGATCTGATATGTCAGAGGCCGATAAAAAAATTGCACTTAAAAAATTAGATATTGAAAGAGCAGAAATAGACGGCACGACTAAGCGCTGGGTTGCAGATGCAACTTCGGGGTCTTGGCTTGCGGCAAATGTGCGCCCTTTGACTTTAGTATTTTTAACGGTAAGTTATGTGGCTGGATGGTATATGGGTTATCCATTAGATTCAATTACGGGTTTACTCACTATTGTTATTGGCGGTTATTTCGGCTCGCGAGGTGTAGAAAAAGTATTTGGGAACAGTAAACACAAATAATGAATGATTTAAAGATTTACGGCATAAACGTCGGAGCGGTAGCCTTTTCGGCTATACCAAACATTAACCCCACTTTGCAGACTATAGTATTGGTTATGACAATAATATACACTGGGATGAATATTTATATAAAATTAAAAGATAGAAATAAAAAATGAAATACTTTGAAGAATCTGAATTTAACGGTTTTGAAATGATGGATGAAAAGCTTCTTTCAATGTTAGATAATTTAAGAGAAGCATACGGCTACCCAATTAAATTGACATCAACTTATAGAAGTCCTGACCACCCTATAGAAGCCAAGAAATCTAAACCAGGCGAGCATGCTTATGGTGCGGCTGTTGATATTGCGTGTGTGGGTGGCGAAGCAACTTTTAAATTAGTTAAAGCTGCCATTGAAGTAGGATTCACTCGTATAGGTATTTCAAGAAAAAGTAATTTTGTACACGTGGGTATCGGCTATCCAGACGCGCCCGATACAACTATATGGACATACTAAAATAAATTAAATGAAATTAATTAGAAAAATAAGCGTAGGCCAAGATTATAAAAACGAGGCTATGCATTACTCGGTAGGCCAAGAGGTTTACGGTGGGCACACGATATGTGATATTATTGAAGAAGAAGGTTCTTATCAAATATATATTGAAAAGAAAGGATCGCAGTTGCCGTGGAAACATTTTAATAAGAATATGGCTGTGTCTATAGAATACAATTTAGATTATTAAATGAAGTCATTATACAATTATATTATATCAACAAATGACAGATACAATAATAAAACATCTGTTGGTGGCAAAGAGCTTATATTAAATACTGAAATAACAGAAAGGGATTACCAGTTTGTAAATCGAATTGGTGTAGTAATAAGCACACCTATAAATATTAAAACTCCCATAAAGAAAGGTGATCAAGTTATAATACATCACAATGTATTTAGAAGATGGTACGATGTTAAAGGCAATGAAAGAAACTCAGGCAGTTACATAGATGAAGATAGATACTCAGTATCGCCTGATCAGCTATTCGCATATAACCAAAATGGCAAATGGCATTGTTTAAATATGTATTGTTTTGTAGAACCTTTAGAAAACGAAGACATATGGAGCACCGAGAGCGAACAAAAACTTTTAGGAGTGCTTACATATACTAACGACTATTTAAGCTCGTTAGGATTGTCCTGCGGGGATATTGTGGGCTTTACGCCAGAATCTGAGTATGAATTTAACATAGATGATAAAAAATTATATAGAATTTTATCAACGGAAATAACTATCAACTATGGACATAAAAAAGAAACGCAAACTTATTCTTGATGCTGCTGAAAATTCAATTGATGAATTAATAAAAGTGATGAATAAGAGAATGGATCCAGACGAGCTAGATCCTGAAAAAGTAAAAATATCAGCCTCAGCTTACAGGCTTGCAATGGAAGATGCTATTGCCCTTTTACAAAGAGTAGAAGAAATAAATGAAATGATGAACGAATCACCTAAGACTGCTAAAGATAGTTTTTATGGTGTAGAAAATAGAGTTAAGTAATGTATAAACAAAATCTATATGCTATACACTCTGCGCATTTATCTACTAAAAATGTAAAAAGAAACAATAAGCTAAAAAATTACAAGTACGGTTATAATGACGATCTTGACTGCGTAGTGATAAGCAAAGATGGAACTATAGGTGAAATTTTTGAAGTACAAGGATTGCGTATTGCACTTCCTGCAATACCAAAAGAAGTATATTCAAATAGCGAAAAACCTGAAGATCAAGTTTTTAAGCAAACCTTAAAACCTGCTACGCTATCAAAAATTAAATCAATACATGATTTTCAATTATATCCAGATGACATTAAAGAAAAGTATTACGAATATATTAATTCAGAGTTTGATTATCGCAGTGATGGTTACTGGTTTATGTGCAACGGCACAACAACCTATATTACAGGAGCGCACTATATGTACCTCAACTGGACAAAAATTGATGTTGGTGCACCAGAGTTCAGACAATCAAACAAAATATTCTTTTATTTTTGGGAAGCTTGCAAAGCGGATTACAGATGTTATGGAATGTGCTACCTCAAAAATAGACGGAGTGGATTCTCCTTTATGGCAAGCGCAGAAACAGTTAATCAAGCTACAATATCAAAAGATGCAAGATTTGGGGTATTATCAAAAAGCGGAGGTGACGCAAAAAAAATGTTTACCGACAAGATTGTACCTATATCGATCAACTACCCATTCTTCTTTAAGCCAATACAAGATGGTATGGAAAGACCTAAAACAGAACTTTCCTATAAAATACCGTCTAAAAGGCTTACAAGAAATTCCCTCAAAGCAACTGATCAAAACGAGGTACAAGTTGGGGAAGGATTGGATACTACAATTGACTGGAAAAACACAGGGGACAACTCATATGACGGTGAAAAACTAAAACTACTAGTTCACGATGAATCCGGTAAATGGGAAAAACCTGATAATATATTAAACAACTGGCGTGTTACTAAAACCTGTTTAAGGCTAGGCGCTAAAGTTGTTGGCAAATGCATGATGGGGTCTACATCAAACGCTCTAGATAAAGGTGGTAATAACTTTAAAAAATTATATAATGATTCAAAAGTTGAAAACCGAAACCGCAATGGGCAGACTGCTAGTGGACTATACTCTTTGTTCATACCTATGGAGTGGAACTATGAAGGATTCATCAACAAATATGGATTTCCTGTATTCGATCATCCAGAAAAACCGATCGAAGGAATTGATGGGGAGCTTATCAGACATGGAGTCATCGATCATTGGGAGAATGAAGCAGATGGACTCAAAGGGAATAATGATGCTTTAAATGAATTTTATAGGCAATTTCCAAGAAGTGAAAAGCACGCGTTTAGAGATGAAATAGAAAAGTCTTTATTCAATCTAAATAAAATATACGAACAAATAGATTTCAACGAAGAAATGACAATGAAGGGTTATGTAACCCGCGGTTCATTTAGCTGGAAAAATGGTGTTAAAGATTCTACAGTAGAATTTTACCCAAACAAAACAGGTAGATTTAAATTATCCTGGATTCCGCCTGTTGAAATGCAAAACAATATAATAGTAAAAAACGGTATTAAATACCCAGGCAATAAAGATTTAGGTGCTTTTGGTTGTGATAGCTATGATATTAGCGGAACTACTGATGGTAGCGGGTCTAATGGTGCTCTTCATGGGCTTACTACATTTAGTATGCTTTCAGATGTACCGTCTAGCCAATTCTTTTTAGAATATGTTGCTAGGCCACAAACAGCTGAAATATTTTTTGAAGATGTACTTATGGCAATGATATTTTACGGCATGCCAATACTTGCTGAAAATAATAAACCTAGATTATTATATCATATTAAAAGAAGGGGCTATAGAGGTTTTTCTATGAATAGACCAGATAGATCCCACAGAAAACTATCTATAACAGAAAAAGAATTAGGTGGTATACCTAATACTTCAGAAGATATAAGACAAGCTCATGCAGCCGCAATCGAAAGTTATATTGAAACCCATGTTGGGTTAGCGGAAAATGGCGATTATGGCAAAATGTACTTTCAAAGAACATTAGAAGACTGGGCTAAATTTGATATTAATAAAAGAACAAAGTTTGATGCATCTATAAGTTCAGGCCTTGCTATAATGGCATGCCAAAGACACTTGTATGCATCTAAAACAACTAGAGAAGTTAAGAAAATAGACTTTGGGTTTTCAAAATATAATAACCAAGGTTCAAAAAGTCAAATAATACAATAAAAAATGGCAGAAGCTACAGGACAAGTTACCCAATTTCCCAGCCAATCGGTTGACGATGCTACTAAAGCTAGCAAAGACTACGGAATGGAAGTGGCGCGTGGTATACAAAACGAATGGTTTAGAAAATCATCTGGCACAGGAAGATTCGTACAAAATCAACGAGACTTTCATAAACTAAGATTATATGCTAGAGGTGAGCAATCTGTTCAGAAAT